ACCCTGTGGCTGGGACTGCGACACGAAGTGTGATGGGAGCAAGTTTGAGTGGGAGTGGCAAATGGTTTGGTGGAGCGCTATTACCAAACGGCAAGATTTATTGTGTTCCTTATAGCTCGACAACCATTCTCATCATTGACCCTGTGGCTGGGACTGCGACACGAAGTGCGCTGGGAGCGAGTTTGAGTGGGAGTAGCAAATGGATTGGTGGAGCATTAGCACCGAATGGAACCCTCTACACGGCGCCTTTTAACGCGACAGACATCCTCCGCATAACCACCGGGGCATCCATCAACATCAAGTTGGCGCTGACACCTTATTTTAACAAGTTCTAACAAATGACAATCTACTATGTGTATGAGAAAGCAACGGGTCTTTTCGCAGGGTCAGGCACCCCTTTCTTTGATGATGAGGTTCATGGTTGTGTCACTGTCCCGAACCCTATGTATGATTGCGAAACACAACAATGCCGTTGGACGGGGGAGGAGTGGTTAATCACGTTAAGTATAAAACATTCATAAGAAGTAAAGAGATGCCTGTTGTCGTATTTCGTGGTATTGAGGGTTGGTGTGACCGCCTACAAGTCCTTGCTCATTGTCTTCAGTATTGTCTCCAGTTCAACACATCCTTGTGTGTGGACTGGCACGACACGGTGTGGGGAGGAGGTGAATTTGATTTCAACTCGTGCTTCACGCTGGAGGGTGTGAAGACCATGAGTAGACCACAGGTATTAAAACTCGTCGCGACGGGTCGGATGGATGTCCGCCCGCCGTGCTGGGATTTGAAGAGTATAGTCCGTCATTTGGACGGGGAGACGTGGAAGGACAAGTATATTGGCGAGTTTATGAAATTTGATTTGGTCAAGTGTGGAGGGGATGTGTTGGTGACCAATGGACGAGGAGAGCGTCAGTGGGATTGTCGCTTGTTATGTAAGCACCTGCGGTTCAAACCGGCGGTGGTGGAAGGCATCCGTCAGAGGTTGAATAACTTCGACCCCAACTCAATTGTGGTTCACCTGCGTGGAACCGACAGACCTGATGCGGAAGGAAACTATACTGAGAAGGCGGTAGAAGCGGCGAGAAAGACAGGCATCCATCCCAACCAAGTATTTGTGGTCACCGACCAGAAAGAGTTGTGGGAGAGGTTTGTTGCGGGGTTTCCAGGCGCGAGGTTGGTGAATCCTGCCTCTAACATTTTACGACTCCCGCCCAGTAAGAATGGGACGCATCAGTTCCATTCTCACGAGTTGGAGAGGAGCGGGGTGAAGAAGTGGGACATGATGTTGGACTTGCTGGCGGACTGGGTTGCGTTGGTGTCTGCGTCAACGGCAATGGGACGGAGTGAAAGCACTTACTTTTCCATGGCGCGAAGTCTTCATGAACTCACTTGGGAAGAGATGTTGGGTGGTTGGAAACCGGTCAGTAAAACCTTACAAGAATACAATGAAACCCTTCTGTCGCAAACGGAAATACAGCAAGGCACTGGTGAGCATGTTCCCACAGCATAAGGTGTATGGGGAAGCATTTTTGGGCGATGGCTCCGTGTTCTTTGAAAAGGAACCAAGTGAGGTGGAAGTCCTTGCGGATTCTCCTTCGTCGTTCTTCTTCATAGACCCCCCCGAAATGGGGTTTGACTTTGAGGCATTCGCAGATTGGTTGGGGCAGTTAGAGGGTAAGTTCTTGATGACCATTAACGACTCGCCTTACATTCGCAAGACGTTCAAAGGGTTCAAGCAGTATAGGTATTCGGAAAAGGGAGCTCTCATTACCAACTATGACCTGCCACGCAACTGGAGGAGTCGGATGACCAAGGGGGCGCTCTCAGGTGGCAAGTATGTGTCTCACAAGGACAATGTGCTGGACGAGTTGGGGTTGGATGGGGATGGGTATTCGTTGGAAGAGTTGGCAGAGGCGAGTGGGGTTGAGGTTCTTCAACAGGTGTATAACCGAGGCATCGGTGCTTACAAGACCAACCCGACAAGCGTTCGCATGAAGGGTTCATTTGTAAAGGGTTCAGTTGCTCCATTGAGCAAGAAGTTAAGCAAAGAACAGTGGGCAATGTCGCGCGTCTACTCGTTCTTGGATGGGAATCCAAAGCACGACCAAGACCTACGCGACCCTTACTTGACCGAAGTAAGACGGAGGGCAAAAGCGAACGGGTATGACCCACGTGCTGTGTCTTACGCAAAAGACGGCAAGCACAAGATTGCTTATACTACGCCCTCAGGTCGGACTGTCAAGTTCGGACGTGAGGGGTATGGTGACCATATTCTGTGGTCTATGTGTGAGAAGGACGGCAAGGTTCCTATTGGAACAGCATCCTCAAAGAGACGCGTGTTTCAGGCGTCACATTCTGCTATACGGGGCAAGTGGAGGGAGGACCAGTTCTCTCCCAATATGCTTGCTTTGAAGTTGTTATGGTGATTTAGGACATATAAGCGCCCATTCGCCCCTTCTTACCCGCGCCTACCCGCCGGTTGACGCTCTCCGACAGAGGATGGTCGTGGACGGGTGCCTGTGCGGGAGCGCCCAGAATGTCCTGCTCTGTGAGCACACCCTTGATGATTCGTGAAGACCCCTTGATGGTCTCAAAGAAACCACTGGAGATGGGAACTACATACATGTTCACACCTCCCGAGGCAATCTGACTTGCGAACTGATTACCCACCGTCAGAGAGAACTGGAGAGTAAAGTTGCCAACTAAACCTGGCGCCTGACCCGCCTGAAGGGCAAAGTCGCGACCTGGACGCAGGATGAGAGGACCGCCAACCAGAGACACACGAGGAGTGCCCGAGGCGGAAGGGGAGTTGCGACCCTCTCCAGACCAAGAGCTCCAGTCCATGTCCAGTCCGTTTGCCACCGACATTTTGTAAAGTTGTGCCTGTGTGTGATTTGCCAGCAGACCCGCGAAGTTGTCAAAGTTCACGCTGATGCTCTGGATGGGAAGAGTAAAGTCGGCGATGGTAGAATTCCACGTGGTAGGTCCGGCAACGTAAGGCGCAGCTGAGAACAGAGCCACATCGGCGATGGCAGGTTTCAGGTAGACCATGAGCAGGTCTGGAATGTTAGGCAGGGTGATGGTGTTGCTCTGGATTGTGGTGGCACCGCTCACAATACCACGGGCATTGGCGGGAGGCTGACCCAAAGTGGAAGGGATTGCTGCCAGACCCGTGGTAATATAGCGGGGGAACTCCATATAAGGCACCACACTCTTGGGTGGCAGAGGCACATCCAGAGCAGGAGTCAGGAACTGAACCGCCAGAGCGGGCTGGATTGGGTAAGGCGAGAAGGCGCCCAAACCCGTGGCCCACTGAGGAGCGCTGATGCTTGCCACTGTGGTTGTGCCGACCGCACGACCAATATACTGCTGGGCAATACGGATGGCACGAGAAGGAGTAGGTGTCATGTTCATCTGAACTTGGAAGTTCTGAACGCCAAAGAGACCCGTGGAGAGCTCAAAGGCATCGCCAAAGATGAAGGGAGGCAGGAGCAACTTCTCATTGGTGTGCCAGCGGACGAACACATCCTGCGACAGACCGGCTCCGACGGCGATGGGAAGACCCTCCGCGTTCACGTTGGTGCCAGCCGACACGGAACCATCACTATTACAGAAATACCACTCGCCAAAGGCGCCGTTGGGGACGGCGTCCGTCTCAAAGGCGTAGGAATACCCGCCCAGAGGGGAGTTCTGAAACACACCCGTGCTGGAACCATACCCTACACCCTGCTCCAGAGCATACCTGTCCAACATGGTGGGGCAAGTCCTCTGCTTGCGATGGGCTGCGAGGTCCTGAAGGCGAAGCACCTGATTCAGCACATCTTGGGTGTTGACTGTCACAGTGGCATCGTTGATGGTTGCGGTCATCTGGGCGACGCACTGGTGAGACGGGAATGCGGCGAGAGCGACCTCACCCGCCGACATCAGCACAGCACCGGCGGCGGCGGCGACAAGAGTAACGGGGATTCGCAAGACACCACCACTAACCCAATCCACGGCACGGTCAATGAAGACGTTCTCTGACGGCACAATGACGTTGAACTGCTGGGAGGTCTGATTCGCAGTCTGGGCGTTGAACGTCACGTTGGTGATGCTCAGAGCGCCCTTCTCCACCGCATACTTGGGCTTTGACTGAATCACTCGGGGGTCATACGCTGAATACTTGGTGACCTCGGCTGCCATTTTTATTTCAAGAGCAAGGAATATTTTTGGGCAACTCTACGACGCAGGACTACTTCTTGACGAACCGCAGTCGGAAGGACACTGTGCCTCCGTTGACGTTCTGGATGGGCACGAGGGAGTTGGTGAGACGATTTCTCCAGAAGAACCCCACGTCTAGGTTGGTCAGTCCGTCTTGGTTGGGGTCTAGGGCAGAGAAGATGGGCGTGAGCGGTTTGTATTGGATGAAACCCTTCCAAATGTCTGCGGTGACGGCATCAATTGGAGTCTCCAGAAGAACCTTTTGGGCTGCTCCACTGGATTGGGTGGCGCCGCCTTGGTTGGACGACCCGATGTTCACAGGGTTGGCGTTTGCCTCAAACCGAATCGGGATGGTGTTGGTGGTGAGGACAATTGAGGCTATGGGCGACCACATACTTCCTGTGCTAATGAAATCCTGTGAAGATGAAAGGTAGACGGGGGTGGCGGCGGTGGTGGGGTTGGCATACGGAGATGTTAAGGTGAAGACATTGGAACCATTCTGGTCTTGGGTTGGGATGACGTTCACTATGTTCTCAGGGTAAAATATTATTGAACCCGTGTCCCACGCCACAGCAGCAGGGGCGACAATGGTGGATGTGGCGGACACGAAGGAGTGGGAGTTGCCGGAGTTAGAACCTGGAACTGGAACTGACGTGCCACCAAAGTAGACGGTGTCCAAGTTGGAGATGAGCAAGTCCAAGTTGGTGTTCCAACCCACATAAGAATACTCACCCGCACCATACCCAGGGGCAGTAGAGGGTCCGAATGGAATGTATGGGGCAAGGACGTCCGAGATTCCGCTCGAGGCAGACGAGACTTGGGAGGCGGTGCGGGCGGTCGTTCCAAAGGGCAACCATGCCGTCTGGGCGTCTTGGTTGATTGAAAAGAGACCTGTGGTGGGGTTGAAACTGAAGTATGGGCAGTGGGTGCCAAATGTGAGACCAAGGTCTACCGCCCGTTTACCCACATCCCTCCATGCGGTCGTCAGGGCGTTGTTCACCAGGATTACCCAGTGGTCATATGTATAGGTGTAGTAATATGTTGTTGCTTCCAACTGACGGGGTGTCGCAGTTGTCGGGACAACCGTGAAACCCGCGGCGTCTTCAGGAACCCATGTAATGGGAATGGTCGCCTGAATATACTGCGAGGGAGCGGTGCCGGTTCCCACGCCCTTCCACCCGAATGAGACCGAGTATATGGTTAGGTTAATGTCGGACCCGACTACAATCTGCGGAATGAAGAGGGGCAAGTTCTTGCTTCCACCATTGATGGTAAAATTGTCCACGCTGACAACATACTTGGATGTGTCCCTGACCAATGGCGTGATGCGGGTGTCCTGAAAGTAGACTGAAGGGTCATCTACAGACAGGTCTGTTCGGACATTGTTGTTAATTACCGTCGCATTGTAGTAGACATAATCCCCGTCCGCATTGGAACCTGTGACGATGCTCTTCGTGAATGACATTTGTATTGAGCAAGGGTTTTTCTTGGTGACTACTTACCGATGAGGTTATACGTGAATCCAGACACAAAGTCGTCCGCAGGGATGCCTGTGCTCTCTACCAACTCGGCATACTCGGGCAGGGACAGATGCTTCATGTAGAGACGGCAGAGACAGTGGCGCCCGCACGTATTATTGTCGTTGTTGCTTGCTTGGAAGGGGACGGCGTTGGACTTAACGGTGTAGGGTGAGTCCTTCAGCAGTTTGGTTAGTTTGTCCGTGTCCTGCCCGAACTCGCGTTGCTTGGCAGGAGACAGCCACTTCTTCTCTCCATCGGGTTTGTAGTTGCCATATGGGTCAAAGTATTCTATGATTGGTTCACCCCGTAGTTTGAGCAAGCAAACCCAATGACCTGTGCTTTCATTCTCCGTCAGGTAAAGAAGCATCAGTCTGCCCTTCTCATCCAGCACTTCGTCTATACTGTCCGCATCCAGCAACTCTGTGTATGACACTATGTTAAGCGTTGGAATCACCTTACGCATGTCCGTCTCGCTCAACGCGTATGATTTGATGTCCTTCACCTTCCCTCCTTTCCTCAAAGCATCCGCCTGCTGGATGGCTCTCTCAACGTCCA